TTTGTCGATGCAGGCATTGCACTTTATAACCCTGACAAACCGGATCGACCTGTAAACAGCCCTAAAGCTGTCTACCAGATTGAAGACAATGTGTTGAGTTTATTGAAATCATTTGGGACAGATGACTGGCATGATAATCTCACAACCTATCTTTCTGGACGCGAGACATTGGCAGCAAAATATGCAATGGCACGAGAACAGAATAAAGTGGCAGTGAAGATTGCCGAAGGAAAAGAAATATCACTGAGCCCCGGTGAACACAGTGAGCTCATACGTGATATCATTGAAGAATTTGGACCAAGATTTGTTCCGGGTGGAGTCTTGATATATGCGGGTGATACGGGTGATAAATGGGGATACTTCGATGCACCCCTATTGACAAAACTTGGCATCAGTGTGGATTCACACGGTAAAATGCCAGATGTGGTTTTGTACTGTAAAAAAAGGAATTGGCTACTACTGATTGAATCAGTAACAAGTCATGGCCCTGTTGATGGTAAAAGGCATGCTGAATTATCTCAGTTGTTTTCTAATTCAACGGCTGGGCTTGTATATGTAACTGCTTTTCCGAACCGTTCTTTGATGGGGCGTTACCTTGGAGAGATTGCATGGGAGACAGAAGTCTGGGTGGCAGATGCTCCTTCACACCTTATTCATTTCAACGGAGAAAGATTTTTAGGCCCGTATTCAGGCCAATAAATTATCTCAAATATTTTTCAGCTTGATATCACTCAACACTGGCAAATTGGTGCATCTGCAGAATGGATGCGCCGGTTGCCCCGGAAATTTATCAACGGTAAAGATTTTACCATTGAGAGGCCCACATACCGGACAAGTCCGCTCATCGCCCATGGTCATCCACTCCAGCTTCTCAATTCCGACATGCTGGTGGAACTTGAGCCTCCCCATATTGTGCGCCCGTAACACCTCAGTTCGGGCGATCATCTCCATGCGATATTGGGCTTTGCTGAAGACTTTTGTTCCGGCCTGTTTGAAGGAATCCTTGTAGATGACAACCCGCCCAAGGTCTCGGACAATGTCATCCGTTCCTTTCCCTTCTATGATACCCTGCATGATGACACGCTTTATGCCGTCGGCCAGTTCCCGATTTACGTCACCGGCAAGCGTCAGGTTGTACTGGGTCATGAAGTCGAGGGCATTGGTATCGACGACGGAGAACACTTTGGTGGCCAGCTTTTCAATACCATCAGGTTTCAGGTCGGCATAGAATGGCAGTGATGCGGATGTCAGCTCGGTGATACCCTTAGTGATACCTCCCTTGAAAGCGTCCTTGGTGCTTTTGCGGAAGACAAGCGTCTGGTCTCGCTTCAAATGGCGCAGAACATCGTCCAGTTCGCCTTGCAACTTTTCCAGACCTTTCAACGCAGCCAGCTTGTTGTCCGGCAGAGATCCCAGACTTCGATACTTCAAAATGGCATGAGCCACTTCCTGTTCAGCTTTGTTGAGAGACTGTGTCAGTTGCGCCGTAATGGAATCGTTATAGCGGTTTCGGGATTTCAGGCTCTTGAGCGTTGCTGCCTGAATGCGTTCTTTGAGATCGGAAGGCATGGTCAGGATTCCCGGCGGTCAATAAATCGGCAGGCCGGGGAATCGAAAGTGCGCTCGGAGTTGTGTACCCGGCAGCGGTTGGAATCGGAATTGAAATGGTTGCATTCATCACATAAGGAGGCCGCCGCCGTTGCTTCCAGCTCCTCTGAATAGTGATGGTGGGCCTCGGTGTCGAGATCGCTGTTACCGTCAGCTGGGATACCGAGCATCTTTCTGGCACTGGGAACACTCATGATTCCAGACACCACCATATCGACAACCGGCTTCACCTGTTTTTCATCCATCAGGTCGATATTCTTGCGCTCGGTCTCGCGGTTGGCAGCCTCGATGTCCGGGTCCAGATCCATCTTAAGCTGCAGGCTGGAACGGCTGATCAGTTTGCGGTCATACAGCTCGATGAGAAGTTTCTTGAAGTCGACGGCATCACTTGGATCGAGGTCATTGAAGATGAATTGCAGGGACTTGTCGCTATGGCCTTTCAGCTCCATCCAGTCATCGAAGACCCAGTCGAGCAGTTTGCGGGCGGCCTGTTTGATCTCACGTATCATCACCATCATTTTCTGCATGCTCACCGAGGCCGTGGCAAAGTTGGGACCGTCGCCGGTCACCAAGGATCGGGAAAGGCCCAGTGCCACCACAATGTCTTCTTTGACCTCCTTGACCTTGTCCTCGACGTTGAGGACCTGGCCATCAGTGCCATGGGTTTCTACATTCACATAGAACGGAACCACAAGGCCGCTTTTCATATCCATCTTGTTGACCATGTCACGGACCTGTTCCAGCATCCGCTGATCCGGCATTACCATCTTCTGTCCGAAGGCACCGCCCACTTTGAGCAAACGGAACGGAGTGGCCCAGCGCTTGGCAATAGCCTGTTCGGCTCGGCGATAGTCACGCAGCAGTTCGATGGCCTGAAAGGCGGGCAAAACAAGTGAGTTGCCTCTTGGTGAAAAGCCCGGGGCATCCCATTTCAGGTGGATGACTTGATCCACCGGAAGGTCGATAGGGTCACTGGCCGAGCCTGAATCTTCGGCATATTGCTTGGCTTCGATAAGCTCGCCTTGGGCATACTTCACCTTCACCGAAACCGGATTGACGCATACCACTTCCTCGATGTCCTGACCGGAAGTTGCATATCGTTTGAAGCCGACGGCATCACCTTTGACCAGCAGCTGAAGAATCATGTCCTTTATGAACTCCGAGACATCGAGTCGCCATGCGGTGCTGACCGCATCATCTTTCAGCGTCTCGTCATCGCTGGTAATTTTGATTTCATCACCGACCGCAAAAGTGCGCCATGAATTGACACAGTTCTTTACCAACGGCTCTTCGACATAGTATTCCCAAGCCTTTCTGGCTCGCTCTTCCCATGTGGCCGGAACCGCGTCCGACGCGTTTACCTTGCTGAAGGCTGAGGCGTCGAGGGCTGCCGCTGCGGCCATGGGCACAATGGCGTATCCATTGGATTCGTTGTCAGGCTGCTCGGTATCTGGCTGGGCGTTTGTATCCACGTAATCCTCTCGGGTTATTTCCGGTTTAACGGCTGCACATCTCCCCGCAGTGGGGCGATCACGGCAACACTGGGGTTATTTACCGGAAGGAGAGGGAAAACGTCGGAAAGGCGGGTTAAATAAAGACCGGCTCTGTCAGAACAGGTTTGAGCCAGACGGTCTCTTCACCGGCAAGGTCGAGATTACCTTGCTCCCGAATGAGCATGGCACAGCGGACCGCGTCGATGATGTGGTCGTTGCCTTTGGAGTAGATGATCTTACCGTCCCGCAGGGTGTACGTCTGGGTGGTGAACTGGTCTTCAATTTCCAGATCGTCTGACGGGAAGATGATCTGTTTGCGCTGGAGGGCACCGTTAATCAGGCTGGTCATCAGCTCTTTTGTCCGCTTCTTGATCTCCTTGCCATCGCGGATGGTGAGCCGGGTCATGCCGCCGAAGTCAAAGCCTTTCAAGCGGCCTTCCAATTCCAGCTCTTTGTATTTGTCGAGAGTCAGCAGTTCCTGCACGACGGCCAGACCGTTACCGCCATTGTCCACACCGATACCCGCCGGAGTGAAATAGCGTTCGAGCAGTGCGATGGTCTGGGCAATGTGCGGATACGAAACATGCTCCATGTGAATACGCAGCACCAGCTTCAGGATGCTGCGATCACCCACCTCGGCTTCCTGAAAGATAACCAACTCGGTCGGGTCATTGGTATATCCAAGGTCACCGCCGATCCAGAACAGTCCGGTTCGGGGCGTGAGGTTGAGCAGCAGTTCAAGCCGGTCATAGGCGGCTTCCTCTGTTTCACAATCACGCAGCTCGGTATCGGTGATGGTGACCTTCTGATATTCCAGTAATTCCTGTCGGCAGAGATTGAACTGCTCCACATTGAACGTTCCGTAGGAAGGCTTCCCGTGTTCCCCGGCAACCTCATGCTGCCAGCCCGAGGTGTCTTTGCCGCCATAAAACTCTAACAGCTCCGATTCACGTTCAGCGGTCCAGAACGGGTTGAGCCATGAAGCCCAGCGAAACACCTTGAATTGTTCCGACAGGGTCAGTCGATAGTAGGTGGTGTTTCGCAGGCCATTGGGGGTGGAATAGATTTTTAGGCGGCCGCCTGTTTTCAAGCACTGTCTGAGCGCCTTCCATGCACGCTCGGAAAGCCACGCGCCTTCATCTACCCAAACCCGGTCTACATGAAGCGAGCGGAATGCATCGCCATACGCACCAGCCGGACGGAAATAGATCACGGAGCCATTGGTAAACTCCAAACGGAAATACGGCTTCCGGGTGATTTTAGGTTTGCCGTATTTCGAGATGGCAATGCTGTTCATCAAGTCTTCATTGTGATCCAGCTGGTACTCAAGTTCTTCGATTACGGTGTCGAGATGTCCCTGATGAGGAGCGGCAATCAATCCCTTTCCGCCGCGAGTCGTGAAGGCATAGTGCAGTGCATCCGTTGAGAGCACGATCGACTTGCCAACATCACGGCCATCGAGGTGGATGATGTTTTTGTGGGAGCAGCGGAGATCTTCCTTCTGATGGTCCCAATACGACCGTGCCGAACCGTCCCGGTTGTAGAGATATGCTTGTCCCCACAAGACCGGGTCACGGAGTGTTTCGGCCAGCCTGCGCTCCTTATCAGAGACACCCATCAATTCATTCCTTTGCGGATGGCAATCCCAAGAACCGATGAGATCAGCT